TACAGGTCCTTCCTGTTGAGCCAGACCGTCTACTTGGACAAGATCAAGGAGATGCCGCTTCGAGATCTGGAGCTGCTCAACGTGGAAACGTTGGCGGCCCTTAACGAAGCTCGGCATAACTACGCCGCGATCGAGGACAAGCAAAGCGAGGATGCCAGCAATGAGTTTCGGCGCATGAAAATCGCCGGCTACTTCCAGGCTGCGCTCCAGATCGAGCTTTCTTCTCGCTAATCCTGTACTACACTCTCACCGTTCTACTGATGAACATGCACATCCTTTCTGACGAACAGTTCCAGCAGATTGTCACTGCCTTGGAGCACGCCTTCGTGGCCATCAACGCTTGCCAGCACGTCGAACTGGACGTGACCAAGCCGGCAATCGCACCAGCTGCTAAGCCTGCACGCGCAACCACCGTCCAAACTCCGAAGTCTCAAAGTAAGACTCGTGTGTCGCGCCGCAAGGCGAGGGCGGCGTTGACGGAGAAGAAGGTGCTGGAGATTAAGCGCCAGCTGCAGGCTGGTGGGAAGTCGGTCGCCAAGATCGCTAAGGAGTTTGGCGTCCACAGCACCACGATCAACTGCATCAAGTGGGGCAAGACGTGGAAACACGTGACGCTCCAGCAGGATCAGCCCGCCACGGTGGTGATCTGAGCATGGCGGGTCGAGCGCGGCACGGACACACAGCGGACTACAGGGTATCCCCCACGTACCGCTCGTGGATTTGTATGAAATCTCGGTGTAACGACGTCAACGACAGCAGTTACTTCCGTTATGGAGCAAAAGGAGTGCGTGTCTGCGCTCGATGGGAAGTTTTTGAAAACTTCCTGGCCGATATGGGTGAGCGACCTAAAGATACAACTTTGGGTCGCTACAACGACATAGGTAACTATGAGCCCGGTAACTGTTCTTGGCAAACACGCAAAGAACAGGCCAAATGCGGAGCAGCTAACGGTAAAGCTGTGCTCACAGAAGAGCAGGTGCTTTGCCTTAGAGCTTTGTATAAACCCAAAGCTCGTCGAGGCTGTTCCGCTAAAAACATGGCCGCAGATTTAGGCATGTCTTTTACAAGTATTGCCGAAATACTGCGGTATAAAACATGGAGGCACATTTAGTGTCTATTTTATGTGACCACCAGATTGTGTCGCTGGTGCGGCGGAAGCTGGTAAGCCCTTACGACCAGGAGATGGTGAATCCCGCGAGTCTCGATGTGAGACTCGGCGAGAACGTGTTGGTGGAATCACCGCTGACGCGCCACATGGTCCATCGCTCCATCGCGGGGCACACGCAGGAGGAACCTTTCTTGCTCCAGCCGCATGAGTTCATACTCGCGGAGACGTTGGAGGAGTTCCAGCTGCCTGATTGTATTGCTGGGCAGCTGGCGCTCAAATCCAGTCGGGCTAGGGAGGGGATTGAGCATTTGCTCGCTGGGTATATCGACCCCGGTTACAAAGGACGGTTGACGCTGGAGCTGCAAAATGCACGCGCTATGCATCCAGTTTCATTGTGGCCTGGGATGCGGATTGCACAGATTGTGTTCCACCGCATGTCGATGTTGCCCGGCAAGGATTATTCGATGACTGGCCGTTACCACGGCGATACCACCGTTCAGGAATCCAAAGGATGAGCGACTTTCAGTTCCAGGTCAGCGATGCGGTGCATCACCCCAGCCATTACACCGCCGGCAAGATAGAAGTCATTGACATCTTGGAGGATTGGGTCCAGCACGCACCAGACGCTGTGGTTGGCTCGCTCCAGTGGCAATGCCTGAAGTATCTCAGCCGGATGTGGCTGAAGAAGGATCCGCTGGAAGATGCGGAAAAGTGTCGGTGGTATTTGAACCGGCTGATTAACACTCTTGCGACGGAGGCTTACCGTAATGACTGAGCTTTCTCCCCAAGCGCAAGCGGTCTTTTGGGAGTTCAACCGCGCTGCCAGCGGAAAACCTTACGACTGGCACTATTTGCCTGCTATCGCCGCAGCTCTTCGAACTGTTGCTCGGCAACTCCAGCTGGATAAGCCGTTAGGCGATACTGATGCTGATGCAGGTGTGTTTGCCGCTCATCACGCTATTCATACTTATCTAATTGCCGTTGCTGAGGAGCTGGAGCAACTAGGTGAGTGAACAGAAGAGACCGCCGACTAAGACGTCGTTTCGGGAGGGGTCGATTCCGGGGACGGCGGTGTTGACGCCGCAGAACGCGCTGGATTTGAGGCATCTTTATGCCTCAGGCACTTCGATTGCGGAGTTGGCCAAGGTGTACGGGATTTCGTACCAGCACGCTTGGTGCATCGTTAAAAACAAGAAGTGGAAAAATGCGCTGCGCCAGGTGTGATTACAAGCGGATGGATGTAGAGAGGACCTGCCGGGATACGGCGGAGTCGATCTTGCGCCAGCGAAAATGCCCGCAATGTGGGCACAAGGTTTTTACGGTCGAGGTTGAGTTGCCTGATGGGGCGGCTCAGCACACAAGAACTGGCGTGTTGAAGCGCCTTCCGGGATTTTTACGTGTTCGTTTTTTCTGATGCAAGTTCCAATCAACAGTCGCCGCTGCATCCAGTGCGGCGCCATCACCACCAACGCCGTTTACTGCTTTAAGTGTTATCGCTCCAGCGATGCTGGGAAAGCGGAGTTGCGGCTGCAGCATTTGTTGAAAAAGCACAAGCCGCTGCCAGATGGCGGGGAGTGCCGGACCTGTGTGCATTGGTATCACCGTTGCACGCTGGGGATTCCTGAGGGTGGGACGGAGCTGGCTGCGCTGTGTGCGGCCAAAGAGCTTGACGGCGTGTTAGAGTAATACAGAACACGCCCTACCCGGCATGAACATTCTTCAGGGGATCGAGCACCTGCACACGCTCGACGGCGCCAGCTTTGTGGCGTTTGACGTGGAGACCACTGGGCTCCAGCCGAAATTTGGTGGTCTGCGGCTGCTGCAGCTGGCCACCGCGGATCAAGCGCCCGTCGTATTGGACTGCTGGCAGTTCAGCGATGAGGACTGGATCACGCTGGAAAACTTCTTCACCAAGGAGCGGACTTGGCTGGCGCACAATGCGGTGTTCGATCTGGGCTGGCTCCAGGAACATGAGATTTACCCGGAAGGGCAGGTGCTCTGTTCGATGCTCGCCAGCCGGATCCTGACCAACGGCTTGGCCAACGTGAAGAACGGGCTCCAGCATGTGGTGCGGCGGTATTTGGGCTACGAGATTTCCAAGGAGGAGCAGGCCAGTGACTGGTCGGCGGATTTGTCGGCGAGCCAGCTGGAGTATGCGGCGAAAGATGTGGTGGTGTTGACGGAGTTGTGGGAGCCGATCATGCAGCGCATGGCGGCTGCGTCGCCGCCGTTGTTGCCGGCTTGGCACCTGGAGTGCAAGGCGTTGCCGGCGATGGCGCAGCTGTGGCGCACCGGGCTTCCTTTCGACAAGGACTCCTTACAACAGCTGATCGAGGACCTCGATATTGAGCACAACGAGGTTGGCGCCAAATTCATCGAAGACTTTGATGCCGCGCTGCCGGAACACGCCAAGCTCAGCCGCGGGCTCGATGGGAACCTGCTGTACCAGACAAAGCCTGGGGCAAAAGGTAAGAAAACTGATCCTGATGTTTTCAACTTAAATAGCCCGGTGCAGTTGCTGGCGAAGTTCACCGCGTTGTTGGGTGAAGCACCAGTGGATATGAAGACCGGCAAGAAAAGTGCGAGTAAGTCTGCGCTCCAGGAATACATTGGAGATCACAAACTTATTGCGGATTATTTGCGGTGGAAACGTGTAGAAAAGCGGCGGCAAATGGCGGAAACTTTGTTAAAGAATTTGTCGGATGATGGGTTTATTCGTGCCAGCTATCTGCAGATGGGGGCTGACACCGGGAGGATGAGTTGCATGAGTCCCAACTTGCAACAAGTGCCGCGGGACGTGCGTTTTCGGGCTTGCGTGCAGGCACCAGCTGGTTGGCGACTGGTTGTAGCGGACTATGGACAGATGGAATTGCGGCTGGCCGCGGCAGAAGCTCAAGATCCTCTTATGACTCAGGTGTTCCAGCAGGGGAAAGACCTGCATACGATTACAGCGACGCAAATTTACGGGGTCAAGGAAGAAGATGTTACAAAAGAGCAGCGGCAAGTTAGTAAATCAGCCAACTTCGGTTTGTTATATGGAAGCGGTGCAAAAGGGCTCAGAAATTATGCAGCAGCGATGGGAATCCAGATGGATCTTGATGAGGCTGCGACGGTGCGGGAAAAGTTCCACGCTGCATATAAAGGCATCTCCAAATGGCAGCGCAACAATGCTCGGGCTGCTGATGCGGCTGCGGACAATCCATCTATCCGCATACGCATCTCGGGCTTGCGGCGGTTTCTACCGGGCGAGAACAATAAACTTACGACCCGTTGCAACACCCCAATCCAAGGAGCTGGTGCCGCCGTGCTCAAACTTACGCTCGGCAAACTGTGGCCGTTCCTTAAAGCAGACGGGGAACAGCGCGT